CAGCTTTTAGAGCTTGCTTGGTATCAGGCAATGCTTGTGCGAAATTGTTAGGAAAAGTGCCCCGATGGCTGTACAGGTCTGTTTTTAAGTAATCCCTTAAAGTGTATTTACTCCAATAGCGAGTGGCGCACTCATGTATATAGAACAGCCTTGCTTCCAAAGTCTTAGCTTTGGATATTATTTCAGTATGATGACTAAAGCCGATTGAAAGGAAGTCTGACCAGTTAAATTCATCAGCCAGTGGCTGGCGAATTTCTACAAGAAGTAATTTTTCATCCAATACTAAATC